CAGTGCCAGAGCAAAACATACGCTGCTGTGTCTGCGTCACGAACACCGCCGTGCGTGCCTCCAGCTTTGGCACGACGAGCCACCAGTTTGTCCCCTCTTTTCCGACGATGCAGTCCTCATTGCTGTACGCCGTGAGCGTGATCGGCCAAGAAAAGTTGAAGGCGTTGACGGTGGCCGTCGGCGCGTACTTGAACGTCACGATCTTGCTGCTGCCAGTAGGCCACGCACCTGAGAACGTCGCCGCCCGAACCTGCTTCGGGTGACGATCATCGAACCGCTTGGCGAACGTCAGCGGCGATGCCGCCGGGGGCGTCAGCTCGGCCTGACGCACCACGCCCGCAATCCGCTCTGCGGATTCGCGTGTGAACTGCACGGCGTCGAATGGGCCTCTTTTGCGTGCCATTACAGCGAGCCAATCGGCCACGTTCCTGTCGTCGGCGGAACGCCGAGCAGCGAGGTAAAGTCCATCGCAGGGTTGACTCGCCGATAGAGGATAGCGGGCTGGCCGAGCGTCTGTTGGCCGCTGCCGTTGAGGCCGACCGGATTCGCCGAGGCGACCCACTCTGAGTTTTTCTCGTCGAACACCATCGCGCGCTGCTTGACGCCGCCGTTGAGAAAGTTCCACCCAACGTCGGGAATCTGGAGAACCCACGTGCTGGCACGGAACTGGAGTTGAATCTGCGTGGCCCAGTATTGGTACGTCGTGTTGGCGAAGAACTCCTGCGTGTAGTCGGTCGTGACGCCAGCACATTTCAGCGTGTACCGGGCGCAGGTCATGTACGTCTCGCTATTGAGGAAGTTCTGCATCCCGAAGTACGCCTGCGGGAACGGCCAGAAGTTCTTCGTGATCGTGATCTGCACGAGTGCCTCATCCGTGACTAGCCCCTCCAGATAGTCATAGGCCGAGTTGGTCAGAGGCCGAACGTCGTTGTTCCCGCTGAACGCACCCGGCGACGAGTCGTGGTAGTAGTAGAGCGCGGGAACTTGACCGGGCTGCGTCTCAAACCTCCAATCGGCACGCCTGCTTGTCGGTGCCAGAACCAGTTCCGATGAGATAAACGAATACTCGGCGACCGCCTCCGCGTGGTAAGGAGAGTCTCCTGCACGCTCGATTACGCTCACCTTCCTTAGCCCAAGGTGCGTCCACGTTGGGTGAGCGGCCCCCCACGTGCCAAGGTTGAGATGAGAGATAACCTCCGTCTCGGTAAGCGGGTTGTTCTGTAGCGTGTCGTTGGACAGCACCAGATTCCATCGACGCACGGCGACCTCGGGGATCCCGAGCTCGGCTTCGTACGTCCGGGCAAGTTCGTGGCTCGATGCAATGCCCATCAGTTTCGATCCCCGAATGACGAGTAGCCCACAATGGCAACCGGCTGGTTGAAGTAGTTGCTGGCCGCCTGGCCGATGCCCGTGGCGATCCGCTCGAGCAGCTTGGTCTGCAGCCGCTCCTGAATGAGCCGGGGATCCTGAGCGTTGGCCGTCAGGTTCAGCACGAGGGCGGCACCCTCCGCGGTGCGGATGTCGCTGCCCGTGATGGTCTGCGAGCCCAGCGTGTTGAGCTTGGTGAGCCGCTCTTCCTGTCGCTTGGCTTCGGCCTCGGCGGCCTTCTGCTGCTCCTCAAGCACCTTCTGCTGGTACTTGAAGATTTCTTCCTGCACACGCCGCTGCTCGTTGGCGGCGGCCTCGGCGGCTTGGCGTTGCTGGTCGGCGTATCGCTCTTGCAGACGCAGGGCGTCGTCTTGCGCTTTCTTCTGGTCTGCAATCGCCTTTCTGTTGTCGTCTTCCTTCTTCTTCCGCACGTCCTCTAGGTGCTTGATCTCGTTGTTGAAGAGCTCCTGCTGCCGGGCCACCTCTTGGTTAAATGCCTCTTGGTTCAGGATCCCGGCCGACGCCTGCTCCTGAGCCAAGGCAATGCCCTGCTGCAGACGAAGGGCAGCGTCAAAGCCCGCCTGGCCAAACTCCTGAGACTTGGCGATCAGGGCGTTGATGTTCTCGTCAACGGCTTGGAACGCAGCCTGGAATCCCTGGCCGAAACCCTGCTCCAAGGCCAACTGCTGGTCTTCGAGTTTGCCCTGCAACTGGTCGAGCTCGGCCTGGCGGGCGGCTGCGGCGTCTGCGTCTGCGGCATTGCCGGCCGCACGGGCGGCGGCGAGTTGCTCCGACACCCGGGCCTGCTCACGCTGAACGGCCAGCAGATCCTGCTCCAGCTGCACGGCCGCACTGTTGGCCTCCAGCAGCCCGTCGATGCGGGCTCGGTCGGCCTCAATCAGTCGCCGCTGCTCGTCCTGCAGTTGCTTTACCTTGCCGATCTGGGCGTCGTACTCAGCGTTGGCGGCGGCTACACCACGGCGAAGCGTCTCTTCGTTGATGACTCCGCCCTCAAACTGCTGCCGCAGTTCTTCGAGCTTGTTCTGAAACTGCAGTGCGGCGTCAAATCCTGCCTGCCCGAACTGGGCGGCGTCGTTGATCGCCTGCGATATCTCGGCCCGCAGCCCGGCGACGGTGGCCTGGGCGTCGGCCTCAATCTGCAGTTCGATCTTGGCGTCATTCTCAATGCGTGCGATCTCGTCTCGGAAGGCATCGCCAGCCCGAGCGGCAGCACGCCGGAAGGTCTCTTCGTTGATCAAGCCGTCGTCCAGCTGTGCCTGCAGTTCTCGGATCGACTCCTGATACTGCAAGGCGGCGTCGAAGCCTGCCTGGCCAAAGGCGGCCGACTCGTCGATGGCGTCGGTAAGGTTCTGCTGAATCCTCTCTAGATCGTTTGCGAACTGCTTGGCGAAGTTGTCTTCCAGCGTGGATTCGATTTCGGCGCGTAGCTTGCCAACCTTAGTCGTGGCTTCAGGAGTGTTGCCAACAAGCCAGTCGAGCGTGCCGTTGACAGCCGCCAAGCCAGACGACAACAGATTGAACCTGTCACCGATTTGATCGATCGCCGGAGTAAGGACAAACCCGATAGCCTGGGCAACTCTAGTCACTGATCCGACAATGTCTGCGAACAGATTTGCCACGCCTTCGACGATGCCGGCAAAAGGCAGCAAGGCCGACCTGCCAAGCGTAGACAGCGAGATCTTGACGTTATCAAAGGACGAGCCGAGAGAACTAATACGATCACGATCAATCTTGCTAATAGCCGCCGAGAATCGCCGCAGTGACTCTTCGCTCTCAGCAATGGCGTTAAAGCCTGGCAGCAGAGTCAGACCAGCCTTTCCAAGCGTCTCGGTTGCCAGTGCCGCACGTCTTGCCGGATCGACAATGCCCTGCAGGGCCTGCGATGTCCGCTGTGCCAACTCAGCAGGATCAAGATTCGCAAGCTCCTCTTGTGAAATCCCCAGCTCTCGGAAGGCTTCGGCGGCCTTGCCCGTGCCGCTGCGGGCTTCGTCAATGTTTACCGACAGTTTTTGAATGCCTGCCGCCAAGGCGTCGATTGAAATGCCGCCTCGCTTTGCGGCCTCGTCAAGAATCTGGATAGTCTGAAAGTCCGTTCCGAGACGCAGGGCTGCGTTGCTCAGTTGCTCTATCCGTTCGTCTAGTGCCGCCAACCCTCTGACGACCGCTGCCGCAGCTGTGCCAAAAGCAGTAAACGCAGCGACGGCAACAGTGACCGGATTCGCTAGGCCAGCCAACTGCGTGCCAACGGATGCTATGCCGGAGCGAAGCCCGCCGCTAAACACTCGGTTCAGCCCTTCGGCCGCACTAGAGACTCCAGAGAATCGGCCGGCGATGTTGCCAAGAGGGCCGGGCAACACCGCCAAAATGCCAGACAGCTCGTTGAGCTTTAAGCCCTCGGTTGCGGCCTTCTCGACCTCGTCGGAGAACTTTTCGGCGGATCCGCCAGCCTTCGCAAGTGCCGCATCTGCCTGCGCCACGCCACGGGCGTACGTCTCGCTGCTGATCGCACCAACACGCACCAGTTCGTTCAGCCGGGCAATCCGCTCGGCGTGAATCTCTTGCTCTGTGCGGAGTTCTCTGGTGACTCGCACACCTTCCTCAAAGGCGTCGGCAGTCTGCCGCACCTCTTGCTGCAGAGCCTCAAACTGCTTGGCGTATTCCTGAGCGTTAAGGCCGCCGGCGAGTTGCTGCGACAGTTCTTCAAACCGCTGATTCAGAGACGCCTGAGCCGTCGCCGCCGCCTGGCTGTCCTTGGCAAACTTGTCGAACACGGCCGTGGTTTTGTCGGCCTGCTGCCCCAGCTTCTCAAGAGCCCGCTCGGCCGGCGTAAGGTTCTTCACCACGCCAGAGGCGTCGGCGGAAACCTTCATCGCAAGTGAGAGGATGTTGGCCATGGCTGCTACTGCTCAAAGATGCCGGCGAGCTTTGCGAGCTCTCGGGCCATCTCCTCTGATGTCTGCGGTGGCTTCTCGGTCGGAACGAAATCGGACGCCTTCGGTGCTTTGCCTTTCTCGCTGTACGGTGCGAGCACGGCACTGGTGAGCAAGCCTGTCTGCTGCCACGGATCCGGCAGAGCGTGGTAGTAGCGGGTGAAGGCCACCCACTCACTGAGCTCCTGAGAATCCATGCGGCGAGACAACTCACGCACCGTCATGCCTAGGTGCCCGGCGAGGCGGAAAAGAAACCTCCGCATCGGCCGGGTCTTTAGTTTTTTGCCAACTCCTCCACGTCGCTCTCGGTCATGTTGTTGTGCTTCATCGCCTTCTCGAAGAGCTTCGACACCACGGCCGACGACTTCTTCGCCAGCTGCTCGATGCCCTGCTCGTCGAAGAGCCGCTCGCCACTTTCGGGATGGCACAGGCAGCGGGCCAGGTACTTCGTTCGGAAGTTGTCGATGCCCCGCTCCTTGTTTCCGATCCACTCCTTCTCGTAGGAGTCCCGCTCTTCGACGGTCATCACACGGATGCCGAGCACCAGCGGCTTACCGCTGGCGTCCTTCCACTCCTTCACCGTCACCTTGAGCACGGACAGATCGTCCGAGGCGAGAATCTGGGCGGCCAGTTCTTGAACAGTCAGAGCCATGGCATCTCCTAGGGTTGGATCCTTAACGTGACGGTGTACCGCGCCACGTCATTGGCAATGCCCTGGAGCGTGAACTTCTCGAGCACGGCGGTGCCGGAGTAGGCAAGGCCACCGCCCGCAATCGAAACCGCAGCACGCTTGGCGTACGTGGCCGTCGAGATGTTCGCAGTCGTCAGGCACGATATCTCTATAGTGCCAACGTCAAGCGTCCACGTACTTGCACGAGCCAGCGGCAGCGAGCCGCCGTGTGTCACACGCAGTTCGGTGATCTCACCGAATGACACGCCGTCCCACGTCGCCGTGACGCCCGCTGCGTATGTAGCCATGACGGGGCTCCGTCATGGACTACGAACGGGCGATGCGGAACGTCACCTGGCCTCGGATAGCGTCCTGCGTCGCCAACGTCAGCGTGGAACTCTGGACAGTTCCAGCACGGGCAAGCAACTCGGCACCACCCACGACGATTCTGATCGTGCCGGTCGAACGGTCGGCGATCAGCGTCTTCCCAACGTAGTCCAGCTGCACCGTCTGCCCCGTGTCGCCGCTCGCCGAGCCGGCCAGCGGCAGATCGAGCGTCCTGGCGGTTTCGCCAGTGGTCTGGCCCAGGTGGGCCACGTTGATCTTCTCGTCCTCCGCAGTCGGATCGGTGGCAGAAATGACGATGTTCGTGACGGTGTAGGGCGTGTTGGTCGTCGGCCACGTCACCACCGTACCGGCACCATCATGCGGCGTCTCGAAAGGCATCGCTTATATCTCCTGCCAGAGGATCGAGTACTGTTGGTTAACCGTGAGAATCGGCGGCAAGTCGCCTCCCGCCAGCTGCACCACGCCGTCCGATTCCGTGTCAAGAGACACGTGTCTGACGCTCACGTAGTTTTCCACAGCCGTGCCGTACCCATCCAGAACCGAGCGGCATCGGTCGGCGATGTCCCGGGCCTCACCGTACGTCTCGGCGTACACGTCCACCGACAGCAGTACGACGCCCATCCCCATGGGGCCGGATAGCGTCTGCGTCCGCTGGATGCCCGTGCGACGCCAGGTGATGAACGGCAGATCCGCCGAGGCCGGTGCCACGACCGGGTAGACACGCTGGCCCACGACAGCCGCCACGGCGGGGTCGGCCACCAGGGCGTTGGCCAGCAGCTGCTCAGGTGACTTGAGTGGCATGGCTACCCTCCGATGATGCCGCTGATGGTGCCGGTGCTTGACTGCGTAATCTTGGAGATGGCGGCCTCAATCGAGATGCTGAGCTCACGCCGCAGGATCTCGGCCACTTGGTTTTTCGTCTGCTCGAAGGCGGTCTGCACGGGCGGGCGGCCTCCACGACCACCAGGCCGAACTACCGGCAGGCGGATTGCCCCCTGGCCCTTCTTGCCCTTCATGAAAAAAGCGTAGGGCTGCGACTTGCTGCCGTCGGCGTTGATGTCGAACGGCCCGCGGGCCGCCAGGCTGGAAGCGATGACGGCCCCCTGGCCAGCCTTCACCTCGTGGGCTTTGACCGTGGCGACCTTTCCAGACTTCATCCGCCGGGTGTGGCCCTTACGCTGGTAAGCCTTGTCGGCAAGTTTGGTGACGACTCGATCCTTCGTGCCGAACTCCAGCCACCACTGGTGGAACCCACGGTTCTTTCCGATCCGCACGCTGCCAGCGGTGGCGGTTCCCGGCTCTCGTGGCGACTGCCGGTAGCCAATCAGGCCGACGGCCGCCCCGTCCTTCGGGTACTTAACCGTCTTGTAGTGTGCGGCCCGCTTGAGGTTGCCGGTGGGGCCCACGGGCGTGACTTCACGCAGCCGCAGGTACGCCGGCCAGATGGCCTTCTCCAGCGCCGCCTCCAGCGTGGCAGCAAGCCCCGCACGGCCGTCTTGGCCGAACAGGTTCCGCAGCTGCTCGGTCTTCGACTTCAGGTCGGTGGAGTCCACCGTGATGGATATGAAGGCCACTAGATCGCCTCCTGGCACAGCAACTCGTGCTCGGTGCGGTTGCCGTGCTCCAGGATGCTGACGATCTCCAGCGTGCGGCCACGCCACTGCAGACGCATCTGCTGCGTCAGTCCGGTCAGATACCGCATCCGCACCCGGTGGCTGGCCTCGGTCTGCTGCTGACCCTGCAGGAAGAACTCTCGGGCCGAGATGCCCTCGACGCTGGCCCAACGCTCAGCGAAGGTGCCCCACGTCTGCGTAGCCTCGCCCATCGGCGTGCGGCTGTCCGTGGCCTGCTGCACCGTCACTCGCTCTCGGAGCCGGCCGGAGTCCATCAGTCTGGCCCCCACATGATGAGCGTGTAGGTGCCGGTGCCAGCACCAGCCACCAGCTGCGGCACGGGCTCACTGTCAGCCATCTGCGTTACGGCTACCTCGCCGTTGGACGAGATGAGCCGCCACGCATCGTCGCCACCATCGTTCAGCGTGCGGCGGCTAGAGCCACTCCACGAAAAGGCCAACTTCAGCGGCGAGCCCAGCGACACCAGCGAGCCGGCGGCGTTGCGGTACGTGCCGAAGTTGATGGACACGCTCGAGGTTCCAGCCGTGCCGGTGACGGCCACGACTTCGCCAGACGTGTACCCGGTGACGGACTGCAACGACTGCACCTTCAGCCTGGCCGTGCCAGACGTGTCGTGGAAGAGGGCGTCAACAGTGATGCGGCCGTCGATGCTCATACGCCGTATAGCACCATTTCAAACGAAGCCGTTCCAGCCCCCAGCGGGCCAACCACGATGCCGTCGAGGCCCCCCTGCTCAGTACCAAGAACAATTGCGTGATTGGCTGGGCAGATAGACAACGCACTGCCAGAAACCTCTGCCACTTGGCACCTGGTGCTACAGGAAAAAACGACACGCTCCACGTCAGTAAAAGACACAAGGCTGCCGGAGGAATCTCGATACGTGCTGGGGCTGACTGCAACCGTTACTGCGGCGGTGCCGACAATGCCAGACACATAGGCGCACTTGCCTTGCAGCGCCGATCCTGACCGCGCTAGTGACAACACGTTGATTGCGTTGGTGCCGTCCTTGTCGTGGAACAAGGCGTCCACCGTGATGCGGCCTTCAACGCTCATCGGTACGATCCCCAGCGTTGCGAGTCGAGAAGCGACTTGACGCCGAACTCAATCTCTTTTGAGATGCTGCCGGTGAGCACGCTGGAGCGTGACTCGTACCAGTGCCCCACGAGCATCAGGATGGCGTGGCGGATGGCGGCTGGCACGCTCGTGCCGCTGGCCCCGTAGCCGGCCCACCACGTCACAGCCACGGCGTTGTAGTCGTCGAGGTTCGCCGGCCACGTCCCGGCACGCAGCTGCCGCACCACGCCAGGCGTCGAGGTGCGGTCCACCCGGTATGCCGTCGTGGACAGCGTGGCCGTGGAGTCGTCGCCCAGCGTGTAGGTGAGCGACACCGCCGTGGTCGTGCCGCTCGTGGCAATCGGCGGCCGGGGTAGCTCGATCTCGTACGGGAACGAGTCCAGCCGCATCGTCCACTGCGTGTTGATCAGCGTGCGGTCCAGGTACTGCTCGCACCACTCACGGGCCGCCGTGATCAGCGTAGAGATGTAGGAATCGTCGTCGCTGATGTCCACACGCAGGTGGGCCTTGGCCTCGGATACCGAGACGGGCTCAACCGCCGGCGGCGTCGCTCTGGTCAGGCTGCGGTACTGCACGGGGGCGTCCTCGTTTCCTGGGCGTGGCGTCGGCCGTCTCGGCCCGGTGCTCGATGGCCGCCGTCTCGATGGTCTGCTGCTTGTCCTCGACGGCGATGCCTCGGCTGATCCAATCGTTCGCCATGCCGTCGGGAACGTCCGGCAGCACCTGGCCACGCTTGTAGTGCCGGTAACTCATCATCATCCTTATCTTCACGATTCGCCTACCCTCCATGCAGTTTCGGGCCGCTTGCTCGTGGACGTGAACTCGTTCGCCCACTGGAACACGGGCGTGGTCAGGTTGCGGCCCGGCCACGTCACGACGTACTCGCCGTGCCCCAGCACGACACGGGGCGAGACAAAGATCCGGTTGCCGCTCTCTCGCCAGT